AAGTCAGGCCCACCACCAGAAAAAGGACCTAACTCACAAGGGTTGCCTTCGTTAATTAAACGTGTTAAGAAACTTTAGGAGTATAAATGGCAGATATAGATAAAGGACTCCCGAACACAAGAGCTGAAGTAGAGATCAAACCAGAAGATATCGCTGACGTTAATGTTCAGGAAACAGTAGAACAAAATCCAGTAGAAGTTACACCAGAAGAAGATGGTGGTGTTACATTAAATTTTGAGCCAGGTGCAATCAATGTACCGGGTACAGAATCTCATTTTGATAATCTAGCAGATATTTTACCAGATGAAATTTTATCACCAATCGGTTCAGATTTAGTTTCAAATTATTTAGATTATAAAGCATCAAGAAAAGAATGGGAGCAATCTTACACACAAGGTTTAGATCTTCTAGGTTTTAAATATGAAAATAGATCAGAACCATTTCAAGGAGCTTCAGGTGCAACACACCCAGTTCTTGCAGAAGCAGTAACTCAATTTCAAGCACAAGCTTACAAAGAATTATTACCAGCTGACGGACCAGTCAGAACACAAGTGATAGGAGCAAAGAATCCAGCAACAGAACAACAATCACAACGTGTTAAAGATTATTTAAATTATTTAATTATGGATCAAATGAAAGAGTATGAACCTGAGTTTGATTCTATGTTATTTCATTTACCTCTTGCAGGATCAACATTTAAAAAAGTTTACTACGATACAAACATGGGAAGAGTTGTGTCTAAGTTTGTACCTGCAGATGAATTAGTTGTACCATATACAGCAACAAGTTTGGATGATGCGGAATCAATAATACATACTGTAAAAATCTCTGAGAATGAGTTGAGAAAACAACAAGTAGGTGGTTTTTATAGAGATGTAGAATTAGGTCCTCCAGGTTCAGTAACAGATAATGAATTAGAAAAAAAAGAACGTGAATTAGATGGCACTAAAAAAACTGGTAAACAAGAACCAGTTTACAATTTATTAGAGTGTCATGTAAATTTAGATTTAGAAGGTTTCGAAGAGGTTGATGCAGAAGGTCAACCTACAGGAATAAAATTGCCCTACATAGTAACTGTAGAAGAAGGCAGCCGATTAGTTCTCTCCATACGGAGAAACTATGCGCCCAATGAGCCTAAGAAAAATAAGATCCAATATTTCGTCCACTTCAAATTTCTGCCAGGACTAGGATTTTATGGCTTTGGACTCATTCACATGATTGGCGGATTGAGCAGAACTGCAACTTCTGCTCTCCGTCAATTATTAGACGCAGGTACATTAGCAAACTTACCTGCTGGATTTAAACAGAGAGGCGTTAGAGTTAGAGATGAAGCAGCTCCAATACAACCAGGTGAATTTAAAGATGTAGATGCACCAGGCGGTAATTTACGAGATGCATTTTTTCCATTACCATACAAAGAACCATCACCTACGTTATTACAATTGTTAGGTGTTGTAGTTCAAGCAGGTCAAAGATTTGCAGCAATAGCTGATATGCAAGTTGGTGACACAAAACAAAATGCAGCTGTTGGTACAACAATTGCATTACTAGAACGTGGTTCAAGAGTCATGTCTGCAATTCACAAAAGATTATATGCAGGTATGAAACAAGAATTTAAATTATTATCTAAAGTTGTTTCACAATATTTACCACCAGAATATCCGTATGATGTAATTGGTGGTGCAAGAACAATTAAGCAAGCAGATTTTGATGACAGAATAGATGTAGTTCCTGTAGCTGATCCTAATATATTCTCAATGAGTCAGAGAATTACAATGGCACAAACAGAATTACAACTTGCAACATCAAATCCACAATTACATAACCTGTATCAAGTATACAGAAATATGTATGAAGCGATCGGTGTAAAAAATGTAGATGCAATTTTACCTCCACCAGCACCAACTGCACCAAAAGATCCATCATTAGAACACATTGATGCGTTAGCTGGTAAACCTTTTCAAGCTTTTCCTGGTCAAGATCACCAAGCACACATTACAGCTCACTTAAATTTTATGGCAACTAACATGGTTAGAAATAATCCTGCAGTTATGGGTGCAATACAGAAAAATATTTTGGAGCATATATCATTGATGGCACAAGAACAGATACAATTAGAGTTTAGAGAGCAGTTACAACAGATGCAACAGATGCAAATGTCAGCTGCACAAGATCCTAACGTAGCTCAACAGCTACAACAGATGACTCAACAAGTAGAAGCACGAAAAGCTGTGCTAATTTCTGAAATGACAGAAGATTTTATGAAGGAAGAAAACAAAATAACATCACAATTTGATGGTGATCCCCTTCTAAAACTAAAATCACGTGAAGTTGACTTACGTGCAATGGAAAATGAGCGTAAAAAAGACTATGATAAAGCTCAAAACGATATTGCTAAAGCTAGATTGATGCAAGCAGGCGATATTGCAGAAGAAAAAATGGAACAAAACGAAGATTTAGCAAAATTACGAGCTGGAGTCAGTCTTGCAAAGTCAGGAATTGATCAAGCAGCTGTTGTAATGAACGACGATTAATGTTAAGGAGAAAATATTATGATAAATTATAAAAAATCAACGGAAATCAAAATTCCAGAACAAAATTTGGAAATTGATCCTAGATCCAAGACTACATCTAATGGTTCTGTTAACTATATTCCTACTGGAGACAAGGAAAAGGTTAGAGGAACTAAAAGAATGTTAGCTGAAAAGAAAAAAGAAGCAACTTGGTACTAAATTATGTGGTTATCGGCAATTAAATTAGCCGTTTCTGCTGGTAGTAAAATTTATGCTAACAAGCAGAAAACGAAAATGGCAATGTCAGAAGCACAGCTTATGCATGCCTCTCGTATGGCTGAAGGAAAAGAAGCTTACCAAGGAAAACTTTTAGAAGCCCGTCAATCGGACTGGAAGGACGAAGCAGTTTTGATAATTTTAAGTTTGCCCGTGGTAATTTTGGCTTGGGCCGTGGTATCGGATGATCCGGGAGCAATGGAAAAAGTAAAATTGTTCTTTGATATGTTCTCACAGCTTCCGAGCTGGTTTACAAATTTATGGATCCTTGTCGTGGCAAGCATATATGGTATAAAGGGTACACAAATTTTTAGAAACGGCGGAGGAAAAAAATAATGTCATCATATTTTAAAGTGTTCAGCACTATTGCAAAAAAATTAAAAGGAAACAAAAGTAAAGTTTCACCTACAATCAAATCTGTTAAACCAGCATCTGGTTCTTTGACTAAAAGAAGAAAAGATACAGAAGAAGTCATGAAAATTAGAACAAGACATGGAGCGGCTCCTAATAAAAGAACTTCTGATACTATTAAAAAAATTTCTAAGTTAAATGATGATCTTGATAAAACTAGAGCTCGTAAAATGGGCGGCGGAATGATGGGCCGTAGAATGGGTTATTCAGAAGGAACTTTAAAACCTGTAGATCCTAAAAAACAAAAAGGTTTATCTAAACTTCCAAAACAAGTTAGAAATAAAATGGGTTATATGAAAAAAGGTGGTAGAGTCTAATGGCAAAACTATGTCCTAGAGGTAAAGCTGCAGCTAAAAGAAAATTTAAAGTTTATCCGTCTGCATATGCTAACATGTATGCATCAGCAGTATGTTCAGGTAAAGTAACACCAGGTGGTAAAAAAGGCAGAACAAAAAAAGCTGCTGGAGGTATGGTCGAGTACTACAAAGGTGTTGTCTAGTGAGAACACATTTTTCAAAAGGTGGATTAAGAGAATGGGTAGCACAAAAATGGGTAGATATTGGAGCTCCAAAGAAGAACGGAAAATATCAACCATGCGGGAGAAGCAAAGGATCGAAACGGAAGTATCCAAAATGCGTTCCACTTGCAAAAGCCACACGAATGACAAAGTCGCAAAAGGCGAGTGCTGTCAAACGAAAACGAGCTGCCGGTAATCCAGGTGGTAAACCAACTAACGTAAAAACATTTGCATGAGAAAAAATTTTTCAAAAGGCACTATGCCAGCAAGAAACAAAAAGAACTTTAGACCTACAAAGTCTGGAGCGGGTATGACAAAAGCCGGGGTCAAAGCCTATAGAAGATTAAATCCCGGTTCTAAACTAAAAACAGCCGTGACTGGAAAAGTGAAGCCAGGATCAAAAGCTGCTAATCGCAGAAAATCATACTGCGCTAGATCACTAGGACAATTAAAAAGGTCATCAGCAAAAACTCGTAACGATCCTAATTCTCGAATAAGACAAGCACGGAGAAGATGGAAATGTTAAATGCAACTAGAAACAGTAGTAACTAAATTAATCCGTTTTATTAATACTCGAACAGAAGCGTTATCTATAACAATAACTTCTGGTGGTGTTGACAACATGGAAAATTATAAGTATATAATAGGACAAATAAACGCCTTAGAGGCAACCAGACAGGAACTCTCTAACCTGCTAAATGATAAGGAGCAAAATGAAGGAACAGTCATCGATCTTAACGACGCCAAAACAAAAAATTGAAGTACCTAATAACGATTTAGTTGGTGTAAAAAAATCAGAGAAAAAACAAGAAGAAAAAATTCCACAACCTACGGGTTGGCGAATAATGGTTCTACCATATAAGATGAAAGAAAAAACTAAAGGTGGAATTGTGTTAGCTGAAACTACATTAGAAAAGCAACAAGTTGCTTCTCAATGTGGTTTAGTTCTTGCTATGGGACCGCAATGTTACAAGGATAAGGAAAGATATCCAGAGGGTCCATGGTGTAAGGTGAATGATTGGGTTATGTTTGCAAGATATGCAGGCAGCCGAATCAAAATAGATGGAGGGGAGATTCGTCTGCTAAACGACGATGAAGTTTTAGCAACAATTGATAGTCCACAGGACATCTTGCATGAGTTCTAAACATAGGAAGGAGTAACTATGCCGGAAGAAGAAAAGAAAATGGTAGACATTGATACGTCAGGACCTGACGCATCAATTGATATCGAAGAAACAAAAGACGAATCAGTAGTTGATACTGAAGCGCCGAAACAAGAAACAGAAACAATAGAAAAAGATACAGATAAAACATTTGAAAACGAACGACAAACAAAACTAGATGAAAAAAAATCAGATAGTGAACTAGAAGACTACAGCAAAGGCGTACAATCTCGTATTGCGAAATTAACTCGTAAAATGAGAGAAGCAGAAAGAAGAGAACAAGCTGCTGTTCAGTATGCCCAAGGAGTACAACGAGAAAAATTAGAATTAGAAAAGAGATTTGAAAAGACTGATTCTGATTATGTTAAAAAATTTGAGACTAGTATTCAAACAGGTTTAGAAGCTGCACAAAAAGAATTAGCTGCAGCTATTGAAGCTGGTAATGCAGAAGCTCAGGTTGAGGCTAATAAAAGAATTGCAACACTCGCTTTTGAGAATGCAAAACTTGAAGCAGCCAAAGAAGGTAGAGAAGTAAGAACACAGGCAGAGAAACCTGTGAATAATCTTGCTCAAGCAAATAATGTAAACATCCCTCAAACAGATGATCCTATTAATACGGATCCTAGAGCTGAAGCATGGGCCGCAAAAAACTCATGGTTTGGGTCTGATAGACCGATGACTTACACTGCGTTTGAGATACACAAGGATCTTACTGAAAAAGAAGGGTATGATCCTAGTTCTGACGAGTATTATGCAGAAGTTGATAGACGTATTAGAGTTGACTTTCCGCATAGATTTGGTAATACTGAAAAAACTACGACAGCTCCTGTTCAGACAGTTGCTTCAGCTAATAGAAGCGTAAAGCCTGGTCGCAAAACTGTGAGACTCACATCTTCACAGGTCGCAATAGCGAAAAAATTAGGTGTGCCACTCGAAGAATACGCAAAACAATTAAAACACACGGAAGGAGCGTAAAATGGAAAAAGATAAAAACACTTCTCGTGCGAACCAAACACGGTCAAAATCTGAAAGACCGAAAGT